TTTTCGTAAAATTTCCCTAATTCTTTAGCCCAAAATAAAATCTCGCCAATACTCATTTCTTTCAGGTCCTGATAACTAAAGCCATGATATATCAAACTTAAAATTATTTCCGGGTTCGGGTGAAAGGGAGTAAATCACTCATTGCATCAAGAAGCTTTACAGCATCAGGAAGAGGTAGTTCATCTATATCGTCTTCAGTTATAGGTTTTCCATCTATCTCAACAAGTCTAACTAAAAGCATCTTTGAAATTTCTCCTGGTTCAGATGCAAGTCTCATTGCCTCAAAAAGGTCCCTTCCTTTACCATCTTTTATGACAGCTTTGCGTCCATCAGAAAGTATAATTTCCGCTTGTGTTTTTTCAGCCATTTGTTTAACCTCCTATCGCTTGAGTATAATCTCTTAGCTTATCTTCGCCTTTTACTTTATAAATGTTATTTAGCACATCTATTTCTATGATTTCCTGTCCATCTACTTCAAGCTTATAATAGATAACAGACATAGTTGCTTCAGCTTCTGCTGAGTCTGCTTTTTTAAGTTTGCCACTATCTGATTCTTTGAAGAAACCTCTTAGCTCTGCCCTTAGTGGTGCAGTCTTTACTACGCCTTGTTGAGTCCAAACTTGATATGGAGCTCTAATAATTACAGTTCTTGCGGTAAAAGGGTCAGAGGCAAGAGCTACAAATTCAGGATAAACTGAATTAAATTTTATTTTTGCTTCAAGCTTATCAAGTCCTGTTGGAAGTTCACTATCTGCATAAATACCAAGTGCTTTCGTGTCTGCAAACTTGAATTTAATTTTGGGAAGGTCTACTTCTTCAGCCTTTCCTATAAAATCTGTGCCATCTATGTATACTCGTGCATTAAATACTTTGCTGATTTCAATAGCCATAGCTCTAACCTCCTATTAATTTTTTGAGGAGTTCGATGTTGATCACTTGCTCAAAGGTTATGCGTTCGGCTGCTGGTGGTGGCATGATTTCATAAGTAAAGGTTAGGTGACCGTTAGCAAGCTCGGTTTCGGGGTTTTTGTCTTTTAAGAAGTAGCATTTGCCATCCACAAGAGCACCTCTTCCGATAAGGGTTCGGATAAAAGCATTTACCATGCTTAAAACTCCATCAATGGCTATGTTTATGGGTTTGTCTAAAAACTGCAAGGTTGCATACTCAATGCTCTCGGCGATGATGTCTGCGGTTCTACGGACCGAGATAAAGTTTTTCGGGTCAGATTTAGTTGGCCAAGCAGCTGAGCGGTTGCCCCAAACTCTGTAGCCTGTTCCAAAACTGTTGAAGACTGTGACGATGCCGTTCTCGTTTAAGATGTTTGCTTCGGTGTTTGGGTCGTTTATAGCACAAGTGATGGGACGCTCTACTCCGATGATGCCGAGTATCTCATGGTTGCTTGGGGAATACCAGTAGCCCCATTCATGGTCTACTTTAGCTATAACTCCCGCAAGCCGCTGACTGTAAGGCTCAAGTCGTTCGGTGTTGGTTGCGGTGTCGTAGACTTTGAGGTGAGGATAGCAAATGACTGCCCTGTAAGCGGAAGTGTTGAGCTGACCGCCTGCACCTCTTGCGTTAATAACCTGTTGAGGAGTTAGACCAGCGGGGGCGTCAATTAAAGCTAAAGCCCTGTGGGTCTCGCAGAGAGCTATCATTTCTGCCATAACACCCGGCGACTCACAATAAACCGGGCAAAGGATTAGCTTTGCGGTGAAGCCAAACCGGCTGTATAGCTCGTCGATTATCTTTAGCCCTGTCCTCTTCCCTGTTGTAGCATCGTATGTGCCGATGATGTCGGCTGGGGTAACTGTTGAGGGGTCGGGGTTTCCGCTTGCATCTTTATGCACTCTTGGGTCAAAAACATTAACAACGATAACAGTTGAACCCCTGTGATCAAAAATGGCATCAAGTGCATAGGGGATGGTGTAGCCCATTGTGGCATCGCCAAAATAGGTTATGCCATCTTCCCTTCTCAGGACTAAAACGGGGTTGTTAATCGTCTGGGCATACCAGTCAGCTTCGGAGACATCTGCGGGCTTAGTTAGATGCACCGGAGCTGTCCCAACCAAGAAGATGACCGCAGATTTTACTTCTCGAACCGGGATCGGTCCTTTAACTATTTCTATGGTTTCAACGCCGTGAAGGTAGTTAGCTGGCATCGCTTACCTCCTTTTTAGAAGTTTTAGATTTTACTTCGGGTATAGGCTCAAGGTAGCCAAGCCCTTCATAGGTCTTAACCACTTCAGCGGACTCAGGAAGTTCAACCTCCTGACCTGGGAAGAGCCGATACTCATCTTGTCCGATCATTAAAATTGTAGGATAGCTTAGTTTTACTCTATATCTCATATTTTAGCCCTCCTTTTTAATATCTGTTGATAATTCTTCTCCCTCATAGGTTGTAATCCTTGTTGTTAATATTTCTTTTTCCTCAAAGGGCACAATATATTTACCATAAGCTTCAAGTCTCACTTGATAGGCAAAATCTATGCTCTCATGGAAAAGAAGTTCTATCTTTTTTATCTCAACCATATAACCATTTAATTCTTGCCACATAAGAGCATTTAAAATGTTTTCAAGAATTGGATAAGCTCCTTGCCCTTTTTCTTTTAAACTTTGAAAAAAGACTATAAGAGAACCCCGTATTATGCTATTATAGATGTTTGGAGCAAGAGTTTCTTGCAAGTCAAGACCTTCAAAAACATAACGAACTGCAGGATAGGTTTTGGGCTTCATAAATAATTCTTCTGCCTTACCAGACCAACCCTGAACATTAGTTAATCCTTTTTCTTTTAGCCTTTGCAAAATTGCTTCTTCAAATTCTATGAGCATTTAAAACACCTCTGCTAAGTTTTTCTTAAAAATATCTTCCAGTCTTTTAACCATTGTATTAAAGACTGGTTCCATGAATGGGCGAGCTGGCATCTTTCTTGTCCCAAATTCATGATAAACAGAATAAGGAACAGGTGTTCCAACAACTGCTGAAGTCTCGTTTACGATTGAGTTAAAGCTTTGAGCTAATGTTGCAGTTTTATGCAATTTTTTCTCTGAAAAACCTTTCTTGATTTTCCATTTAAGATAAGCCTCTTTTAAAGAAGCCCACTCAACCCCTTCTGACCTTCCTTCAGTCTTAAAAATCCTTGAAAGCCTTGATTCTGTTTCCTGTGCTGCCTGATGTAACGATTGCACTACTGCTTTATTGAGCTTAATCGGTAATTCTTTAATGTATGCTTCAAATTCTTTTATATCCATTTCAAAACTTCATCTACTCCTTTAGCGGTTATCTCAAAATCAATTAAATAACCTTTGTCTTTAAGATAGCGTATAGAGAAATCTATCTCCTCTTTTGAATATTCCGAAAATTCCCGATAAAGAAAATCCCACTTAACATGTTTTCTTTTTTGAAAAGCCTCATTTAACATAAATTTTAGTATTTCAATGTTTAAGGCTAAGAATCTGTCTTTATTAAAACCCATTTCAAAGGCTCCTTTTCTGGCATTACTCCAAGAAGTCTTTCAGCTTCAGCAACTACATCCTTTGTTCGTAAAATCATTACATTTTCTTTCCCTCTGTAATAAAGATTTATTTCTGTTGCCAATTCAGCAACCGCAAGCAATATCAATGCTTGTTTTACCTCAGCAGTTTCTGGCAAAGTATCTACTTTTAAAAGCTTTTTTACCCTTGCTAATGCCCTCTCAAGGGCATTAGCAATTTTTGTGTCATCAAAGTCTGCACCTGCTACTTGTAAAAAACTTTTTACTTCCTCAATTGTTACCATTTCTTAGGCTTGGGCTTCGGATTTTTTGGTTTTCTTGGCATCGGTTTCCTCCTGCATTTCAGCATTTTTGGACTCAATAAGAATTATCGCTATATCATCATCTACTTCTTGTATTCCTTTTTTAAATTCATAGGGTTTTCCATTTATCCATATAGTTGTGTCTTGCTTTATTAATACTTTCATATTTGCACCTCGCTTAATTTGATTCTATCCTTACAAGAGCTGGCTCATATAGTCTTTTACAAGCAAAATAAGCTTTCCATCCAATCGTTTTGATTCTTCCAAGTTTATCAACATTGGTAAAGACCATCTGAACGCTTTTACCATCAATATCAACTACTCCATAAGCGTTCATACCAAGAACAACAGTTTGATAGACATCTGCAGCTGGAGTGCCACCACCAGCACCAGCTAAAATAGGTAAAGTAGTAGATTCTACAAACTTTGCTCCCCCATATTGACCAACGACTCCTTTTTCAAAAATATCTTTAGAGGCAATAGCAAGCTGGATTAATTCGCTATCGGTAAAAAGGTCAAGCATTTTGTCAGGATGGATTAGCACTACATAATAACCATCTGGGAAAGGTGGAATATTATTTCTTTTAAGTATACTGATAGCTTTTCTGATATCAGATTTAGATAGCTTTTTTGTGCCATCTAAAGCTGACCTTCCAGAAACACCACCTGCGTATAAAACATTTGTCCCACTTGTTAGCTCAGCCATCGCTATTGCATCGAGAGACATTTGAGCATTATAAGAAAGTAAATCAGTTGCCTGATCAACAAGAGGGACAAAGCTTGTGATATCGGTAAACTCATCAAGTTCAATGTAGTTTGCGTATTCTTCTATAGTTGCCTGAACCTGCTGAGTTGCCATACTTGCTCCGATCGCAGGAGTAGGCTGAAAGGTAATCGGAGTTGTCGCCGGATTCAAAGGCTGAAACCTTGTCCACACCGCAGTCCTTCCAGAATTAATGGGCATAGAAAACTTTTGCCCATACTTTGTTGCAACTAAATTAGCTTTTACATACTCCAAAAGTTTCCTCTCATAATAGAGAGGAAAAAGTTCTGGTAAGGTTGCACCTGTTACTGGCATTATTGCACCTCCTTAGTTTTAAAAGTAGTTTTAAAAGTTTCAGCTAATTTTAAAAGGTCTTTATAACTCATCTTCATTAAATCTTCTTTTGTAAGTTGAAGAGGTTCTTTTTGTATATCAGTGGCAGAAATAGAAGATGGCTTATATGTTTCTTTTGCCTTTTTACTGAAATCATCAATTATCTGCTTTAAAGTATCTACATCAGCATTATCAACAAGTTTTAAAAGTGGAGATTCCTTATGAACTAAATTGATTAGCCTTTTAGCTTCAGCTCTTAAGTATTCAAGGTATTTCTTCCCAATCTCTGCCTCAGCTTTTAGCCTTTCAATTTCCTTTTCTGCAGTTTCAAGTTTAAGCTGCAGAGTTAAGACAGCTTCTTGCAATTCTTCTTTTGACATTACTTCTACAACTTCTTTAGTAAATTTTTCAATCATTTGCACCCTCCTTTTTACAATGTCTTTCATATAGGGCTTTTGCCCTATCATATATTTGTCTATGTCCATGTAACCCAGCTAAACTCATTGCAGCCTTTAATCTTTCACAAGAAATTTTCCCTTCCCATGTCTTATATGGATATCTGCGAGATGATGGGTCAAGAAAATAATCTCGTGGAGCCTTTTGCCTTAGGTCTGGATCATCCCACCAATGAGAGGTATCCTGAGAGGTATTCTGAGAGCTAAGTCTTGTAGCATTAGGGTCAGCTCCTTCTATCACTAAAGATAACTCTTTAAATTCAGCTTTTATTACTCTTTGCAATCCATTTTTGTCTTCAGTTTCTACTACTACTCCTACTGAAACATTTTTGATTGGCGAAGGTTCCATTTTGATTAAACCAATTAATTTTTCATGACCCGCTTTAGGTATCTTGACTGTTGCTACAATTCCTCTCTTTTCTTCTGAATATTTAGCATCAACCACAGTTCCAACTATAGCTTCAACTGAATACCTGTGATCAATTAACAAGGGTTTCCCAATCAAGGTATGTGCTGAAGCTTTTAAGACCTCTTCAGGAAATTCAATTTTCCCAAAAGGTCTATTTATAACTGAAGCTGTTATTGCAACAACATCAAATTCAACATATTCTTCTGTCTCTCTTAACGAGCTATACTGAAAAGATAGTCTTATATCCATCATAGCAATAGAATATGCCTTATAAAAAAAGAAACAAGCAATATTTTCAAAAAAGAATTAATCTTCTATGAGACCGCCATAAGTGATAATGATGTTTCTTGCATGAGCAACTTGATTGATTTCAAGCTTCTGATAGGTTGGAGAGCTTAAATCAATCCTATAGGCACCAGCTTCTTTCACTCTGCGAATAAGTTCCTCTGGCAATATATCTCTTCCGATTTTTATCTTGGTCCAGAGCACAAAATCTTTTACCGCTTTTTCTACTTCATTTTGAATGAACTTAACTTTTGCCTCATCTTTGCGATTTATATAATAAGTAAAGCTAATATCATATTCAATAACTTCAGGAGAAGATACTATAACTTTATCGGTTAAAGGTCTTATCTTTTCATCTGACAGAACATTTCTTACAAGCTCTATCATTGTTGTATCTGGCAAAGCTCCATCTTTTAAAATAAAAACCACATTAACTACTCCCGGCGAAGAAGAATAAACACTTACATCTTCTATATCTTGATGGGCAGTTTTTGTCCAAAATTCATAAGCTTGTCTTGAGCCAGCATTTGTAAACCTTTCAATTGATAACCTGATCCTTTCACGAAACCTTTTATCGTCCTCAACATCTGCTCCATACATACTCATTGTGATATTAGAAACAGATGTTAGATAAGGTATTGGGTCTACAAGTTGCTTAATTTGTCCAATTTGATAACCATTCCCAATTAGTCCGGGAGTTTCGCACTCAGCTTGAACATCAATAAAAAGTTGTCCTGCAGGAATTTTTGCTTCTTCTATTGTTGCAAACATAAGGTTTCCATCTGGAGTAGCTCTTGTTCCTTTTGGAATAATCACATCAAAATTTAAAGGAGTATCTATGCTAAATCTTAAAATTGTTTGTGCTGGTCTTGCTTGAAGTCTTTTTATTCCATAAAATTCAGCTAAGGCATCAAGTTTTTCTCCCTCTGCATAGGCAAGCAAATTCTGTCGAGCCGATTCATCAATGTTTATCGCAATGACAGTCATAGCATAGGCAATAAGATTAATAATAAGCCTTTCAGGATCTGCAGGCTGTAAGGTCCTATCAGTTAAAGCTTCATAAGTTTTTATTAATTCTTGCTCATAATATAAAGGGTCAGTTATTACAAACTTAATCATAAAGTTATCTCCTGCGTTTGTATTGTTTCTGTTTCTTTAATTTTATATTTTATAATTATACGCAAGCTCGAATAATCCCTTTGAAGATAAACTTCTTCAATCTCTACTCGTGGTTCCCAAGTTTCAATTGCTTCAATAATTTCAGCTTTGATACGACCTCTTGTTATAACAGTTAAGGGTTGATCTATAAATTGCCAAAGATTTGAACCAAATAAAGGTCTGTGAGGATCGACCCCTTTAGGGGTAGTAAGGATTATATTGATGTTTTGAATAATGCTCTTTATAGTATCTCGTTCTATAACTTGCATATTGCAAGTTTATACAATTTTAAAAAGAGAAACAAGCAATATTTTCTGAATTCAATAAGGGTTAAGCTTTTTAAAATTGGCTCAAAATTGGCTCAGAAATTTCTTTGTAAACGCCCGTAAACAAGAAGTAAACAAAGTAAACGGGCAATTGTTTACCTCAATTCCTTGTAGATAAGAATTGATGAAAGTAAACGCTATGTAAATGATGGGTAAACGCTTGTAAATGAAGGGGGGTAAGGGTATAATACTTACCCCCTTCAAAAAAGGCGCTCTAAAGCCAAAATAAAAGGCTATTTAAATCCCTTGTAAATAAAGGTCTCTGAGGTGCTCAGGAAGAAGCTCGGCTGGATAGGTTTTTTTTGCGATCTTGTCCAGATGCCACCACCAGTGGTCAAGAGGGTATTTCTCAGGGTCATCGGAGTCGGGACGGTCGGCTCCATATTTTAATACGCATTTAATTAAAGAGATATCTGCTTTTTTAACTTCTTCTCTGTCTTCAAGTTTTCTTATATAAATAGATTCCCTTATTGCTAAAGGCACAGCTGCTGTTGGATACCATCTCGCATCAAAAGCTGGTGGTTCACATTCGGATACCCAGTCTTTGATTAACTTTTCATCGCTATAAGATTCGAAGTAATCCATCTCTTTCAAAGCTTTTCCACCTTTTTTCATCAAATGGATAAAATGTTTTTATCCATAAAATGTCATCACTTGACAAAACCACTTTTTGATCCTTTATAAAATGATACCAAGTCTGCCCATCTTTTGTCCTTTCCACATATACCATGTCAGGATTTTTAATTATATCATATACCGCATTTTTGTATTCATCAATATTGTTATATCCAAGCTCTTTACCATGTTTTTTAAAATGTTTTTCTAAATTATCTTTTGACTTTTCATAAGCATTTATTCCTTTGCCACCTTTTGCTGGTCTTAGCCAGTCACTTCCAAGATGAGCTCTAATTTTATTTTCGATCTCTTTAGGGCTTAAAGCTCTGTATTCATCCTCTAAGTCTCTTTGAATAGGAGTATCTTTTGCAAATGCTGGTCTTTCTATGGTTACTGGTAACTCTTTTTCCTCTATCTCCGCAACTACTCTACATCTACAGTGAGGATGAAGAGGCGGTAATCGGGAGGGAGCTTGAGAAGATGGTCCTTTATAAGGAGTAGTAACAAAAGGCTTATAATCTACTATAGCTCTTGGGTCATCTGAACCCTCAATAGCATCAAGGATCCTTACCGCTTCTGCTACTTCCCATATTCTTCCATCAAAACTTCTACAAACCCTACATGTAAGCCTATCCCCAACTGCATCCCATCTATAGCGTTTAATCCTTGCTTTTTGCATAGCTCGAATTCTTGCAGAATTACGCAAAAAATTAACTGAAGTATCTATGATTTGTCTTGCCTTCCATTCTGTTTGAGGTTGTATGTATTCCCCAAATCTATCAAGAAACTCTCTTATACCAGCCTGACCACGCCCAATTGGGTTCCCTTCCTCAAGATAATATTTTGAGAACCATTTAACAATTCTTAGCCGGATTTCTCTGTCTCCTCTGAAAAACTTTCCAAGATAAAAATCATGAAGCTTTTCTGCATAAGAAATAGCCCTAAAATCTGGCGTGGAAAGCTCAGGTTTAAAAATTATCCCAACTTCAGAAAGGGCTTTAGCTTGAGTCTCTTTATAAATCTTTTCAAGCTCAAGCTTAAGTGCATACTTAACTTTTTCAGGAAGCTGAAATTTTTCTTCAAGGACAATTAAAATGTAGCGAGTTAAATCGTCAAAGCTTATAAAATATGTTGCTTTACGCAGAATATCTGCTAAGGCATCTCTTAAAGAAATACCAAGAGAAGGATAAAGAAGTTTGTAGAGTTTCTCTACTATTTCGTTTCCTTCTTTGTCCCATTGTCCTTCCATTGCAAACTCTCAAGAATAAGTCTTAGCTCAGAACAGTAGCCACGCATAAGCTCTATGTTTTTTAGTAAGCTCTTTGCGTTTTCAGGGTCAAGGCAGTAGCTCCCGTTTGCTTTGAAAAATTCCACTTTATAGTAGCTCGGCTCTTCCGGTATCTCTGGAAACTCAGGTCTAACATACTCAGTCTTAACAATCTTACTTGTCGTAAGCCCCAGAGGGGAACATCCGATTAAGCTCAAGCAAAATAGGGTCAGAGCTATATGTTTCATTTCCTCCCTCGCTCTTTGGTTCTAAAGCATCTATTTCCTGAAGCCTTTTAAGCGTCTGTCTATGAATTTTCGCCCTTGCACTGCAAAGCCTGTTAGCTTTAGAAAGCTCAAGCTTTAGAGACTCAATCGTTTTTAAATTGCTCTCGTTAGCTCCTTCACATTGCTTTAAAGCTTCCTCAAGCTTTTTAGCTTCAAGCCTTATCTTCTCAATCTTTAAGCCCTGTATATACCAAGCGGATTTGAAACCAATCGCGAAAAAGAGAGCCCCGATAAGCAAATACTTCAAAATCCTAAAGATTAGGAAGCCTATCATCTAACCTCAAGCCTCCTTTTATACTTTTCCGACTTTTCAAAGATGCGATACGGATACTCAATGTTCACTACGCATAGGTCAAGAAGAGAGCCATTTTTAAGCCTGATAACCTTTCGCTTACATTGAGCTTCAACCTTTTCTAAATCACAGCTTCCAGCCCTTGCAATTTCTCTGTTTAGTAGAGATGCTCCTCCGTTATATGCCCTGAACGCAAAATACCAGCCCTTGCAAAAAACCGAGTTATAGCATTCCCTATCATAGAGGATTAGGGCTCTTACATTCCATCTTGGATCATAAGGATTGAAAGGGAACTCCTGAAGCACTTTATATCTTTCATGGAGCTCTTTTGCGGTCCCATACATAAACTGCCCAAGCCCCATTCCGCCGTCAAAAGCTGTAGCCCCTTCATTACATCTTGACTCCTGCTCAATCTGCCCAAGAAAGAGATGAGCCGGTGCATTCATCCCGATATGATATCTTGCCTCACGAATTACAAGCGGAGCATACTTCATGCATCTATCCACAATCCCTGCCTGAACAGTAGACGTAAGCCCAGAAACGATCATCGCAATGCTCAAAACCCTCTTCATTTTAGAGCCCAAGCATCAGTCCGATGAGGATCCCAGCGTATAAAATGCCCCGGAAGACTAATACGCTTATTCTTTCCACCGCATCCAAATTTTCCGTTGCCCCATAGAAAGGCTTAAAAAACGCTGCCCACACCAATTCTGCCAAAGCCACCCCTACTGCACACATCGTTATCTTGTAAAGAAATATCCTTAGAGCTTCTCTTCCTGCTATCAAAACAAATGGCAAAGCTATCAGAAGAGCTATCCCAAACCTTAGAAAATACTTTTTCATCTCTTGCATCTTTCTCACCTCCTATCGGGTTTAATCCAAGTATTTCTCTTGCTTCATCTATAGTTATTACTCCTGTTTCAATAAGTTTGGTTATTGCCTCAGCTTTTTTAGTAAATGCTTCAATATCAGCTTCAGGCTTTAGTTTTGGCACAGGATTAAAAATGATGTTTATATCTTCAATATCAAAGCCTTTTAACGCACAATGTAGCTTATAGATATATTCCAAAGATCTCTTGACTATTCTTTGATAGTTCTGCAATTGTCTTGCAAACTGTTCATAGCTAACAACTGCCCAGGTTTCAGTTATACCCTCTGAAATTCCAACCAGACTTGGCTGTGCTTTTGCCCCAGTAATAAGCCACCTATTGACATGTGCAAGGATTTTATCCACATCCGAAGCCTTTCCCCCAATTTCTTTAAATTCTGCTTTGGTCCCCTCATAATGAAGAAAAATTCCCTTTTGTATATTTTCAGCTATTTGTTCTGCAACCTTATTTAAATGTTCTTCAAGTCTTTTAAAATACTCAGTTTCTGTCTCAGTTGGCTTAGGCTCAAGCTTGGGAATTTCTATGTCAAAAAATCCAAGAAGCCCTATCTTTTTGGCAAGATTCTTTAGCTCAACTTTAAATTCCTCTTGCACCTCTAAGGCAGACAAAGATGCTAAAAACGGAGGTATCGCATAAGGAGAACCATCAAGGGTTATAAGCGGAATATAAAGATAAGTATTTGGATTTAGCTTAATTGGGTCCTCAGGTGGTATCCATTGATAAGGTTCAAAATCCCGGGTTTTCTCATTATATTGAAAGTAAATAGTATGAACAGGCACACGAACTACCTTTTGCACTCCAGATAAATCTTCTTCAACTATTACTTCAATGCTTACAGCCCCATATAAAGCAAGTTGAGCAAAAAGTTGATTGACGAGACTATCAGTGTTTAATCGTGCTGCTAAATTATCAATTTCGGTTTTAGCTTCTTCTGCTTGTTTTCCTACGACCTGCACTTGATGCCCAGAGTTTGCAAGATCAATGAATAATTCAAAAACCATGCTTAAATCTTGATTCCCAAATACAGCCTTCTCTATGGTTAATAGCCATTCACGGGGATAGCGAGGGTTTATAAAACTATATTGAACAATTTTAGTCTGAGGGATTAAAACACTTAAAGGTCCAATTGAGCTCGCCTTAAAGCTTTCCTTTTTCGGTTTTTCTCCAAATTTTTCTTTAAACCAGCTGATTAAGCCCATAAGTTAACTCCTCTCTTCTTGGTGAAACAAAACACGGTGGGACCAAAATTTTTCTTTCCTCTCCAGCACTTGCATGAACCGCTAAAGCTAAAGCCCAAAACCTATCTGCATGCCCATCATCAGATACGCTCTCAAGTCTAATATGCCCTGCTTCAGTAACTACTTTTCTAACAGAATGAAGGTCTTCTCTTAAATCTGGGTCAGGATAAATTCTTATAAGTTTATCTTGAAATTTTGTTTTCAGTCTTGTTGCCATTTCTTCTTTAGCTTTTGCTGTGAAATACACTGGTATAATTTTTAGCTCCCCATAAAGCCTTATTAGCTCTTCGGCAAGTTGCATACCAATCCCAGTTTCATCAATTGCCATTCTCCGAGCGTATCCTGCTAAATGACTTAAAATTGCAAATTGTTCCGAAAAAGGGACTTGTTTTAAAATTTCCATATTCCTAAGATAAAGAACATCACCAAGCTTCTCTACAATAGCTATAGCTGTGTAGTCATGTCTTCTTCCTACATCAACCCCAATAAAAATTTCTCCTTGTAGTTTCCTTATATCTTTTTCTCTTACATCTTCAGCCTCACAAAATTGTATCAATTCGTATGGTATAAAAGCTTCAGCCTCATCAACAAATTCGCAAAGATATTCAGAGCGCCACATTTCATCTGAAGGAACACCTTTCCTTAAAACTTCTACATCTACATCAAGTCCTTCAGCTATAGCATCATAGATAGTTAATTTTTCCCGATACCATAAGTCATTATTTTCTGCTGAAGTCCAAAGATGATAAAATAGATTAAGTTTCCCCTTAGGGGTTGATATTACAACAAGCTTATAGTCATTGCTTCTTGTAACGCTTGGGAAGATCGCTTGATAGACCTTAAAACCATCCTGAAAGAAAGCTGCCTCCTCTAACACTACATCTCCAGTAAGCCCTCTGACACCATCTGCATTCGCTGGAAGCCCAATAATTCTACTTCCATTTGGAAATTTCACTTCAAGAACAGAAATCTTAGTATCTTCAAAAAACTTCTCTCCATATTCAGCACCTACAATTTTTAAAAATTCAATATGTCTTTTAACCTTTTCCATAAGTTCTTTACTCTGACGCTCAGTTGGAGAAATAATTGCAACAAGATGATTAGGTTTTTCTAAAGCACGAAAAACTGCCCATAACGCAACAGCAAAACTTTTCCCAGTTTGTCTCGCAAACATAAAAATTGAATACTTGTGTTCAGAAATAGCCTTAAGTATCCTCTGCTGATAAGGCAAAAGTAAAGGTTTACGCTCCAAATATTTCTTTTCGGATATATTCAATAAACTCATTATCTATATTTCTCTTCTTTGCTTCCGATTCCACCTTTGCCATCTTTGCTTCTAATTCTTCTCTATATCTCTGCATCTTCTCTACCGAAGAAGCAAGTCTATTCAAAGCTAAAACAAGTTCATGAGGTTCTTTAAACTCAAGCTCTTCAATGCTCCTTACAAAATTAAACACTTTTGAAACAAGCATGGTTAAAATTGCTTCCATCTGATAACTTGCTGGTTGTTCTCTTAAAGCTTCAATAAGAGCTTTAGTTTCTTCTGCTGTTCTTTTATATTCTTCTGCAAGCTCAGTATAGCTTTTTATTGTTCTATGAATGCTTGATTTAGAAATGTCATAACCTTCAGACCGAAGTAAAGCCTCAATATCTCTTATGGTCATTTTCTCTTTTTCGTAAAGATAAATGATCCTCTCTACCAAATCATAAAGTTTTGCTTTTGACCTACGCATTTTTATTCATCCTCAGGAATTGGTATTGCTTTATCTTGAATGATTCCTTGCATAAGGTCAATTCCTTTAGAGGTTATCTTATAAATATTAGCAGTCTTTTTAGTCCCAAGCCTAAGACAAATTTCTTTTCGCTCTATATAGCCTTTATCAACAAGATAATTTAGATGTTTCTTAATATCATCTACCGTGTGATATTCGTAAAAAACATGAATAATAGTTAGCTCTTCAACACTCTCGGGATAAACTTTGTATAGAAAGTCTAAAATTTTATATCTCAATGAAAGTGAAGCTATCCTCATTTAAGACTCTCCTTTATAATAAGGTCTTTTAAGTCATCTATTTTCCTATGTAATGTATTTATTTCTTCTCTCCATCCTGAAATGCTGCGGTAAAACTCATCTTTAGAAATTTTTTCTTTCTCGAGGGTGTCAAGATTTTCTTCAAATTTTTCATGTCTTTTTTTCAATTCATAAATCAGATACAGAAGAAAAATACAGACTGCAAAATAACCACCATTAAAAATAATGCCTATAATTCCATAAGCTGAACTTAAATTTTCCATTACAAATAAACTATCTATGAATTAACTAAAGACAAGCAATATTTTCAAAAACTATCCATTAGCAAAAACATTGGGTGAGCCTTCACACATGGTATCTCCGCAAGAAATACTGTCTCCCACCCGGCAAATTGGTTTCCCATTGACAAACACATTTGGGCTTCCTCCTGAAGCCACTCCGTCATGTCTTCCAGCTGGACAGGAATGCACAGCCCAAGCATCACCAAGCCTGTGAGCACCTTTGCCGTTCACAAACACATTAGGAGAAGCTTCTATATTTGGACGGGGTGGAAAGCATTCATGACCACAAGAATTGTCCCCAAGCCGAACAACAGCTGGCATGTTCGCACCTCCCTTATGGGTTTAGATCAATTCTACTTGCCTTAAGTGTCATATTCCCATCAGCCTCAATAAGCACATCTCCTCTCACTGAGATTCTAAGCTTATGAGATTTCCTGTCATATTCTATCTCAGTTCCATCTTCAAATTTCACAAAGAATTTATCTTTATTTGCTACAGGCACAGTATCTTTCTCATTGTAAAAAGCACCAAGAACATATCCATCGCTTTTTTCTCCTTCCTCATCAAAAGCAACTACAACATATTCTCCGACATCAGGCATCCAATAATGTTTATCTTTACAAGTCTTTTGAAAAACAACTGGCAACCAATTAGATACAAGCCCATCCAAATCAGGAAATTGAACCCTTACTTTTCCTGTTTTCTCATCTACTGCAACAACTATACCCCGACGGATCATTTCTTTTTCTTACCTCCAGTTTGTGGAGATTTGCAAAACTCAATTTGCGTAATATATCCATTTCTTGTGATTTCATGCTCAACCCTTGAAACATAGTATTCTCTGTCAAACTTTCCAAAACCAGAAAGACTAATCTTCCCGCTTGCATAGATATCAGGTATCCCAATGCAACGCACTCTTCCTTTAAATTCTTTCATTTCATTTTGAGTTTTTTGAGCATGAGCTATCCTTTCAGCCTGCTTTTTATTCTCAACCCTTACCCTCTCAACCTGGATATTTTGGCTTGCTTTAACCTCAGTTTTTTTCTTATCCACTGTAGCCTCTTTTTTATTCAAATCTAAATAAGCAACATCTACATCCCCTGCATAAAGACTTGATACTTCAATATCTAAATCAATCACAATTTCAGGGGTAAGCACATATAAAACCGACCCACCTAACACTTTATCCATATCCCGAATAACAATTTTTTTTGCCGAAACCTTACATACATAGCCATATCTTCGACAAAGCTTTTGCAAAAAAGATAAATCTCGCTCTTTATATTGATCTACTCTTTTAAAATCAATATCAGCACCTTCGAAGTATAATTTGTATCCATTACGCTTAGCTATATCTTCTGCTATTTTTTTTAGTGTTGTATTTTCAAACGCAGTAGTTTTCAGTGTCCTGAAACTTGCTTTAACATCTTTTGCTAAAGCCTTTATTGTAAAAATAGCGCCAGACTTACTATACCTAAAATTGTAGCTATCTATAAAGAAAACTCCAGCGTCTCTGATTTTGTCTACATATCCAAAGCGGACCTTTAAAGAACTTCCTCTTGCAGGAGGATTATCCCTGAAAAAACCTTGAGAATCTTCAACTTCAATTTCTACATTATCGCTCTCATTCTTATCAAGTCCATCATTATCAATATACCGAAAACTAAGCAAGAAAGGGGTGATATACGCCGAAACATCCCTATTATTAATTTCTACATACAAATAGGACTCCGGAACTAATCTGTCTGCCACGGCGGAGCAACTACCTCAGGAGTTGTTTCATCTATAATCTCTGGAATTTCAATCACTTTCCCAGCAGGAAGCACAGTAAACCTCATCAACTCTTTATTCTCTAAAAGAAGAGGCTCATACATGTAAGGATCCCCATAAAACTTCCAAGCAAGCAAATCCCATCTATCACCTTCCTTAGTTATATATTTCATGATACCTTAACTATTTTCGGCATAGTAATTGATTTATCTTTGCTTGGCTCTTGTATAACTTGATATTTTGCCTGACTACTTCCTGTGTTTTTAGTTTTTTTCATCGGAGCTTTTTTAGATACAGTCTTTATCTTTTTCTTTTCCATTTCTTTTTTAATATATTCTGTCAATTCTAAATCTGCATCAATGATTACTGGCTTTCCAAAAGCATCTATTTGCTGAATCTGAAAAGAAACTTTTTCAATGACAAAATCTCCGATCACCTTTTCCGCCAAAATAAATTTTGCATATTCTCCTTTTACTGCGAACTCTTCAAGCTTTTTCTTTTCTTCCTCAGGATTGCACCATTCTCTATGCCAACGCACAGATAAACTAATTTTTCTAAGCTCCTTTCCACCCATAAATTGTAAACTTGAAGGTGGCTTAATTGTCTCATGTCTTGCATAAGGAAACTCTAATTCCTCTTTATGCTCTTTATATGCAAGAACTTCAAAAACTACATCCCCAATTTGTGCATACTGCATATTGCAAATTTATGCAATTTGTAAAAAAGAAACAAGCAATATTTTCCTGATTATGAAGAAGGCTCCCGACGAATCTTAAGAACTATCCTTTTTGGACGGACAGGGATAGTTTGACAATTTCTAATAAATTCTTCTAAAGCATCCTCTGGAACTCTAACCGTCCCTTTCCCATCAAGAGACCCAACCTTGATCGCCCGCAAATAACCCATCTCTATCCAGCCATATACAGTGCGTTCACTTACCTTGAAATATTCTGCTACTTCACGAACTGTATACAACTTTGTCATTTCGAATTTTTTTCCTTCTCCTTTTCTTTTTCCCATTTAATATAGTCATCATTGCAGAAATTACGATTCTGGCTTCATATTGGGTTAAAAATCTCGGATGATCAACTCGAGCATATTTTTTAATGTAATTCAATAAATGCTCATTTGTCCAACCAACCTTTTTTTGCAAAACTTTAATAAGCCTCCATTCATTAGGTGCAGATGGACATTCCTTTTCTGAAAGCATTTCTACAAAAGCTTTAACCATTTCCTCAAGCTCTTCATCTGTCAATTCTCGCAATCTTTCTTTCTCATAAACAAAAGAAACATAACTATATACTTTTTCTTCTTTTTCTTTACCAAAAAGACTATCTGCTATTGCCCAAAGCCTTTTTAAAAGCCTTTTCCTATCAATCATTGTCTTGGTCTATAAATAATTTGCATTGCCACTCTCCTATTCATACAAATCGTATGTAATTTTTACTTTTGTTACTCTTTCTGTCCCACATGCTATTAATTTTTCTTCAGGCCATGTTTCTAATACATCCCAGTTAACTTTCTTTTGAATTATAATTGCTTCATCCCAACCAAGTTGTTCAAGTTTCTGAAGAACCCCTCTTGCTCTTTTTACTGCAATTTTTATTTCTCTTATGATTCTTCCTATACTTGTCTCAACAATATCTCCATCTTGAAATAATTTTCCTGCATTAGCCTTAGCAAATTTTTCAAGCTCCTGTTCTAAATTTTTCAAAGTATTTTTCCTTTGCTCAATTTCCGGATAATACTTTGCTTTAAGAGCCTCCAATTCTCTTTCATATTCTGCTTCAACTTTGCTCAAAGCTTCCTTTTCTTCTTTAATTGCAGAAAGTAAACTTTCTATTTTATAAATCAGTTTATCCGTCATTTTTTTTGCTTTTTTAGCTTGCATTGCTTATCCCTCCTATTTCATTTTCGTTTACAGATTTTCTTCCCATACTTAATACAAGTTGCCCAAGAAGTTCGGGTAGAGTTTTATTTCTGAGTATTGCTTCCATATGCAAAATCTTTAATGCACGCTTTCTTAATTTCATACAATATTCTTCAAGCTCTTTACCAGCAGCAGCTAAATAATATCCTCCACCTTCTCTATCCTGGTCAGAACAAATAGGAATCCCTTCTTTTCTCAATTCAGTTACAAGAGCTCTTATAATTCGTGCTTGATTAACTTTATCTTTACAAGTATCCCCGAAAACTTGCTCATATAATGCCCCCATGCCAATTGATTTACTTTTCCCCACATGTTTTGCCAAAATAGCAAGTAATTTAGCCTTATATATCGCTCTTTGTTCATCACTTTTAAAATTTTTCTTTTTCGTCATATTTCTATCACCTCCCTGTTTTAATGTGTTTCATAAAATTCTTCTGCATCAATTGCTTCTCTTGCATAAACCTTAGCCCTTCTTCTTTTTTCTATTTCTCTTATCAGCACTTCCACTGAATTGCTATAAACAATATTACTTACAGTTAAAGGAGGTTTAAAATTAAAATGAGTTATACATTCCTCTAAATAAAATTTGTGTAATACATGATGCCACCCAATAGTGTAAACATATTCTTTATTTCCTTCTTTAATTGGTTCTGTAACCAATCTAAATCCTTTATAAGCTTCATTTCTAAGTATTATTTTTTGCATAGCACATCCCCCCCTTTTTTTATCTTTTTCCTGCATACATAATTGACAAAGCCAGTTCTTCTCCTATTTTCTTTGCTCTTTTTGCCACTTTATTTATGTAACGAAAATAGCCCCTTCCAATTGCAGCACCTGCAACCTGTCTTACATTTTTTATTCCTTTTAATTCACAATATTTGATAAGTTCTTGAGGTTCTGGCTCTTTTAAATAAGCATAATATCCCATTCTTGAGTAAATATAGCTTTTTACATTTGCATAAATTGCTTCATCAAGTTCAGGAAGTCCAACAAGCACAACCGCACACACATTCGCAAGCTCCCGAAAGATTTCTATCTTCCGTAAAAACCTATTTGGCGATTCATCAACAAGTAAATCTGCTTCATCAACAATCAACATTTTTTTCCCTTTTAGAGCTTCTTTGATTCTGCTAAATTTCTGATAATTTGTGCCCCATTCAGGAAGTTTAAGCACTCTACAAAGCTCTCTAAGTAAATCTCCAAGTGCCATAGCTTTTACTACTTTATAAATCACAACTCCCTCATGTTCTTCTGCAAACTTTTCAACTATATAAGTTTTCCCAATTCCACTTGGACCAACAATCAAAGCAAATTCCCTATCTTCATAACTTGCTTCTAAAACCGATAGCATTCTTCTTTGTGCTTCGGTTAAAAATTCTATACCTTCTTCTACAACTCCATCTTTTTCTTCTTTAGACTGTTCGATGTATTCCTTTAAAACTTCTTTAATTCTTTCTTTAAGATGATAAGAATTTTTTTTGCCAGTCTTTAGCATGCAAAGCATTGCTGGTGATACATTTATTCCTTGTTTTTGCAACATACTTGCAAGTTGTTTAAGAGTTAACCCAGATAGCTTAAGTAAATCTGCAAATTCAAAATCTATTATTTGTGCTTGTGCTTCCATTTTTTATCACCCCCCTTTGTTTTAATAATCATAATAATTTGCAAGTTTCCCAAGTGCTTCCCAATTCTTTTCCCTCTTTAACGCCTCATATTTTGCGGTAGCAAACTCTGCCCTCTTAAAAGCAATGATGTAATTCCTTACAACTGCTTCAATCACCAAA